GAAAGCGAAGGCGTGTTTCATCATCAGTTCATGGTATATCACCGCGAAATGTTCTACACGCTATTCCCAGACGCAAGACCAAGCATATGAGTAAGGATAGATTAACAGCATACATCAACCGTCGGATGGGCAGCAAGTCTGCCCTCCTGCGGGCGATGCAAAAACACGGCGTGCCCGTGGAAAGAAAGACTATATACAACTGGTGCCGTGATAACAACAGCATCAAGTTGGAGCAGCTGCAAAAGCTTGCTAAAGCATTTAAAGTCCCGGTGCATGAATTAGTAAAACAAATCACAATCAAAAACGAAGGCGATGAGTAACCACCCTACACCTGAGCAAGTGTATTGCATCCGCAAGTACTACGGTGATATGTCGAATGCAAAGCTTGCAAAAAAACTAGACATTAGTCCACAGCTATTGTGGGTTTGGGCAAAGATTGCGTTCAGCCCAAATCAATCTACACGCAAGTGGAAACACATCATGCAGAATCTTGATTACCTAGAAGAGCAAGAACAACTTGAGGTGGAGATACTAAGCGAGTATAACATCAAGGAAGTTGATCGTAAAAAGCAGGTAAGCTATCGCAAAGTCTACAAACCACAGCGCATGTTCTACATCGTAAATATTGATTATGATTTCAATTTTATTGTGCGCTTTGATACGCCAGTGCCGATGAGTAAAGTCGAGTTCTCACCGTGGCCTACTGGCCATGACGTTACCGTGACGCCATTAGGACACTGGGAGTGGATGGAGTTAAAAGATAACCTGCCCGTAGTGCGCATACCTACAGATGGAGATTATGTTGGCTTATTTTGGTGCGCAACTAAAGAACTGTTACAGCATGAAGCATGACGAAAGTAAAATGCAGCAACGGTGCGTCGAGTGGTTTAGATACTCATTCCCTCGCACACTGATTGCTTCCTTTCCTAACGGTGTCTATATCGGTGGCACTCCAGTGCAAAGAGCAAGACGCTGGAACCTTTTAAAAGCAGAAGGTGCGATGCCGGGAATGCCTGACCTTATGATTTGCATGAGCAACGGCCCATACCATGCACTGTTCATCGAGATGAAAACGGAAAAGGGTAAGCTTTCTGAAAACCAAAAAATCGTTCACGCACTATTAATCAATGAAGGTTATTGCGTCAAGGTGTGCAGGTCATTTGAAGAATTTACAATAACAATTAAAAAGTATTTAGAATCATGAGAAATAGAACTATCGCAAAATATCATGAAGCTATTGAAAACATCCATTTATCTAAGGAGTTTCATGGTACAACATTTTGCAGAACTTATCAATTGTCTAATGCGATTATACCCGCTATGAGAGAATTAGAGTTAATTAAGGAAGTTAGATTTGGATGGTATCAATGGCAATTAGATCGCTATCCAACAATTACCGATATTAAAACTATTGCAAAAAAAATCAACGAACGGAATAATAATTATAAAGGCGTAAAAAAGTATCACAAAAAAGCCACAGTTGTTCCAATATTAAAAGCTCCAGCACCTACACCCGTGCCGGTAATGGATGAACCTGACTACGACAACAGCAATAGCCGGGTATTATTGGCAATCGCAGCAGGTGCAATACTTGGCTTTATGATGGCTACTTTAATTTGGAAGCGAGGATAATTTGATTATCTTTGCAACGCTAGTTCGTATGAAAACATTTTTAAATCCCATCTTCACTGCATTGCCATAAGCCATTCGGCTACGGACTAGCCTTTGCATGTGGAGGTGGGTATTTAGTTTTATGTATCATGATTCAGTTCGTTGGACTTACGGTAATTTTGATATCCGTTTTCGCGATACACTCAATAAGAACTTTGTTCAAGTTTCAAAAGTACATGGTTTGATTTCCTTTTTTTCTGCACGTGAATCTGATGGGGAAAGCGTCTATGTATTCATGACGCAGTATGAAGCAGACCAACTTTTACAACATCTTCAAAAATTACTCAATGAAAAATAATGGTTACGACCTTTCCCGGAAGTGGTTTGACTTTGCCTTTGAACATTCAGAGGTTAAGTGCCAGCACACTGCTTTGTTCATGTGGATCATTGAACTTAACAATCGTCTTGGATGGAAAGAGCAGTTTGGCTTGCCAACCAATGCAACGATGGAAGGTCTGCATATTGGAAACAAGCGAACCTATCTTGCGGCAGTTGAGGATTTATGCAAGTGGGGATTCATTGAAATTATCAAAGAATCTAAGAACCAATATAGCAGTACTTTAATATCAATATGCCGTAGCAAAAAAGCCACAGCACTGCACACGGCATTGGATACGGCACTGATACAGCATAGCAACGGCATTGATACCAGCATTGAACACAGCACTGCCCCCATAGATAAACAAAGAAACCAAGAAACAAAGAAACCAAGAAACAATAGTTTGGTGTTTACACCCCCAAACGAAAATGATGTTTACAATTTTATGGGTGAGTATTCAATGCAGAAGCATATGCAATGGCCTGATGAAAAGATAAACACCGAGGCCGCGAAATTTTTTAACTACTACGAAGCCAATGGATGGAAGCAGGGGCGAAATCAAATGAAGGATTGGAAAGCTTCAGCACGCAACTGGATGGTAAATAACAGTAAATTCGAAAACTCAAATAATCAAAAATCTAATTCTTATGGAACAAAACCAAGGTTTGACAACGTTGCACACTATCAAAATGTGGCAGCCCAAATCGCAGCTGACTTTGAACGAGAGCGTGAAATGCGACAAGATAGCAACGCTTAGAAAAGTAGACCGCGAAGAAACTAAGTTTAAAATTTCAATGCTGATTGCCCGGTGCTGTGCAATGCTGAACATTGAGAAGAACATGAACAATGAGCAGATAAAATTTGCAGCTGAACACTTTGTGCAGCATCATTGGAAGTATAGTCTAGAAGATATCCAGTTGTGTTTAGATCGTGGTGTTGCGGGAATGTATGGAACTATTTACAACCGTTTGGATTTGTCCATATTAAACGAATGGCTGTTAAAGTTTGAACAGGAAAGGGACATGCATATAACAGCAACACGCGAAAAGGAAACACAAGCCAACAACATCTACGAAATATTCCAACACCCGCAAGTCATGCAAGCCATGAATGATGTGTACGATAAGATGCCACACAAGGAAGCACCGGCACAAGAGGTGAAGCGTGAGGTAAATGCATTTGAGCAACAGCTGTTGTCTGAATACGATGCGCTGCCTGAGTGGATAGAAAACAAATGGTTTAAGATTTATAACAACAAGCCATACCAATTCACTGAGTATCGTAAGGAACGCTACATGGAGGAAATCAATAATCAAAATGAATACTGATATGAAAAAAGAAACTGCAGTTGAATATATGTTTAGGCTTTTGGATGTTTTGACATTTGGAAAAGATAACGAAACACAAAATATTTTTAACGATATTTTGAAACAAGCCAAAGCAATGGAGAAGGAGCAGATTATTGAGGCGCACGGATTGAAACGTGTACACCATGTTCAACAAGGGGTTGATTATTGGGTAAGTACATGTGGGCTTGAATACTACGACAACACATACGGAGGTGACAAATGAAGTACGATCAACACCGCGAGATTGAACTGCTCCGCAAACTATTTGTGCTAACAGCCAAGCGAAGTATGCGACCATCGATGAATGATAATACAGCAATGCGCCTTATCTTTGAAGAGTTACATTTGCTTACAGACAAAGATGAATATAAGCTATGACAATAGGTGAACTTTGGGATGCGTTGGCACAATATCCGGATGATACAGAAGTGTTCATCGGATTTATCAACGGCCATAGCATCGACGAGGAACCATTCACAATAGCAGAGATTAGCAACATGCGAGGCAACATCACGATTGCTTTTATGCTCGATGATATAAACATAATCAATAATTAAATACAATGAGTAATTACCAAATGCAAGAGGGTCAGTTCACCCTATTTAAGAACAACAACGTAGCCAACAACGGGCCACAGTACACAGGTGAAATCATGGTTAACGGTAAGAAGATGCGGCTTGCTGCGTGGGTTAAGGAAGGCAAGAGCGGCAAGTTCTTTTCAGGCAAGATGTCCGAGCCATTAGAAAGACGCCAACAGGATGATGATTCACAAGGCACAGGCGATTTGCCGTTTTAATTCCATCGGATTTGACATATGACAATGACATGGAACAATCAAAACAACTTAAGATACTGTTATTTCTAACTTATAGAATTACAGAAGATTTGCATCGTATTGTCGATGATGTTCATTACATCGAAAGAATGATTCCTCAAACAAAAAAAGTTACTTCGGCAAATTGGAATGACGCAAAAGATTTATTTATTCAGCAACGTTTGGATAGATATAATCCGCTCTATACAATTAACGAAAAAGTACACTTTGAATTAGAGGAAATCCGTAAGCTATTTGACTATGGATGGATAGACCATCATTATGCAGATAAACAAGTAGTCATTGATAGATACAAAGAAGAACTATTAAATTTGATGCAGGATAGTGAAGATGATTGAGTATCTACCGAAACAAAATGAAGCACTGCGCGTATTGGGTAATTCACACCCAGCACGTGTGGTGCTCTTCGGTGGAGCTGCAGGTGGATCAAAATCTTTTATCGGTTGTGCATGGCAGATAAGCCGACGCTTTAAATATCCCGGCACGCGGGGACTAATCGGCCGTAGCAAGTTGGACACGTTAAAGAAAACCACGCTTAAGACTTTCTTTGAGGTAGCGCACATGTTTGGGCTTGCACCAAATGAACACTACACCATCAACAATCAGACGCACGTCATAACGTTTGCAAATGGTAGTGAGATAATTTTAAAAGACCTGTTTGCTTATCCATCAGATCCCGAGTACCATGCACTAGGCGGGCTCGAGTTGACAGACTGTTACGTAGACGAGTGCGCACAGGTTAGCAAGCGTGCAATAGACATTCTGCAAAGCCGCATGCGTTTTAAATTGAATCAGTATGACCTTAAACCAAAGATGCTGCTTACATGCAATCCTTCAAAAGGATGGTTGTACAACGAGTTCTATGCCCCATACAAGGCGCAAAACTTACCGCCGCATCTTGCGTTCATACAATCATTGCCAAATGACAATCCCCATCTACCCGAATCGTACATTGAAACGCTGCGCATGCTGCCTGAGGTGGACAGACGAAGGCTACTCGATGGAGACTGGGAGTATGATGAATCCATAGACAACCTGTATCAATACGATGACCTTGTGCGCTGCTTCCGTGACGAAGAAAGCAAAGGTGAAAAGTATATAAGCGCAGACATCGCACGTCTTGGAAAAGATAGAACAGTGATTTGCGTGTGGCATGGTTTGCATCTAATCGAGATTCACGAGCTGCGCAAGCAACCAATCACAACTGTTGTCACAAATATCCGCGAACTTGTGTCAAAGCATAGCATTAGATTAGCCAACGTCATCGTGGATGAAGATGGCGTGGGCGGGGGTTGCTGCGATATGCTGAAGTGTCGGGGGTTCCTTAACGGGGGCAGGGCAAAACAACCAGACCGCTACGTGAATCAGAAAGCGGAATGCTATTTCAAATTAGCCGAACTCATAGAGCAGAACAAAGTAGTGTTCAAAGTTGATCGATACCGGGATGTAATAGTTCAAGAACTAGACATGATACGCCGCCGCACGCCCGAAGCCGATGGCAAGTTAGCCGTGATAAGTAAAGACGAGATAGCACGGATGCACGGCAAGTCTCCCGACTACGCAGATGCCATAATGATGCGTGTTTACTTTGAACTATTCCCGAATTACGGCAGCTATTCGTGGGCTTAATTGCTTCTGCATCCCGCGTCATTGCTCATTTTAACAAATTTTAACAATTGATTTTTGGTAGGTAACTATTTACCCCACTATATTTGTGCCATCAATCAAACATTAAAACACAAAGCAATGACAAACACAATCGCAACCCAAGTTCAAAACTTAATCATGGACGCTAACTTTCGCAAAGCATGTGCAGCAACTGCTAAAGCAAACGGCATTACCGCACAGGAATGGAACGAAAACAAAGTGAACATCCTTTACATGTGGGCTACTCAAGTAGTTTGCGGTAAGTAATCAAAACAGGGGTGCGGCTGTAACGCACAATCTTTAAATCTTAAATCACAAGCAATATGAAAAACACTTCTACTATCCTTCGCTACGTTATCGGCGCACTAATCGTTTTTGCAATTCTTAACTATTGTCAAGAGTTAAACGATTGCCTGATGCGCTACTAATTCACTATCTTCGTAAACATCAAAATCAATTTAATCACATGAGTTATCACAAAGACAATTTGGAGGCACTGCAAAAGTTTCAGCAGCTGCTCAACGCGGAACCTGACCCCGCAGGCGTGGAAGCTACACCCGATAAAAAAGCGTGTACGCTGGTCATTAGCCACATCGAAATGACATTAGATGAAATCTACTTCGGACATTGGCGCACGGAAAATTTTAAGTGGTCTACGATTGCCAACGAGGTGCAAGCGTCAATTGAACTGGTAGTAACACATCCGATATCCGGGTATGAGTTACGCCGCACAGGTGCAGCATCCGTAGTCATCATGGTAGATAAAGTTCCCGATGACCTTCGCAATGATCCACAGGCGCGCAATGAGTGGGCATTGAATCCATCGAACAAGAAAGCCAACGCAATGGATTTAGCATTTGGTAAACTCAAGACCGAGTGTTTAAAGAACGCTGCGCAAAGTTTGGGCAAAGTGTTTGGCCGTGACTTGAATCGCAAAAATAAAGACGCATACAAGCCGTTCAAGTTGAAGGGCAGTCTAGGACAGGGCCACGACCAAGACGTGAAGTACGTGCGCGAGCTTATCCAGCAAGCGACTGAACTAGCACAGCTAAGCAAGATTAGCAAGTCGTGCAGTGGTGATGTGCTACATGAGGTCGGTGATGAAATAGAGGCAAAGCGTCAAATGATTCTGATGAATCAGGAGCGCGGGCAATTCATAGCCTCAATCTAACTGTTAAAATTTGTTGCAACTGTTCGGATATTCCGAATGGTTGCTACATTTGACTATCAATTTAAAACACTATAACAATGGAACAAGTATTATTCAGAGCGTCACAACTAGGAAAGTTGATGACCGATGCAAGGACTAAGACAGGCCTTAGCGAAACAACTAAGAGCGCACTGCTGGAAATCTACGTAGCGAACAAATACAGCCGCTACAAAGAGATGTCAAACAAGTTTATTGAGAAAGGTCTAGCCGTTGAGAATGACGCGATAGACATGTGGCGTAGACACCGTGGAGAAATCGTATTCAAGAACGAACAGATGTTTGCTAATGACTTTATCAAAGGCACTCCTGACCTCCTTATCAAAGATGATGAGACGGATTTAGTGGTGAACGTTCCCGACATCAAATCATCATGGGACATTCACACTTTCTTTGATGCTATGACTAGCGACATTAGCAAAGACTACTATTGGCAAGGTCAAGCCTATTGCTGGTTAACAGGTGCACCGCGTGCAACATTCTGTTATGTGCTAGTGAATGCACCACTGCAAATGATTAACGATGAGAAGTACCGCCTCGCACGCCGCATGAACTTGATTGACGCACAGTCAGACCCTATCTTTGTCAAGAAAGCACAGCGCATTGAAAAGAATATGATCTATGACATGGGCAGGTTCTTAGATGACTATCCAGACGCAGACCTTGAAACAACGGAATGGACATACGACATCCCGGTGCAGGAGCGCATTCACGAGAAAGTTGTTGAGTTCGATGCAGACGCAATCGCAAAGCTGCAGGAGCGTGTACCAATGTGGCGTGAATACCTTAATACTTTAGGACTATGAAAAAAGAAACAGCAATAGAATGGTTGATTAGTGAATTGAATGGGTATGATGAAGATTGTGAAATTTTTCAAAAAGCCAAAGCAATGGAGCGATGGCAAATTGAACAAGCATATGATAGAGGTCATCACGATTGTTTTCATGGAAGACATGGAAAACATAAAGAATACTACAACGAAACATACAAAGGAGGTGAGCAATGAAAGAACGACGCACAGACCGTACACAGCAAGCTGCAAATTACTTTGCCGAAGGATTTGTAGCATTATTTAAACGCTATACAGAACGTACTATATCTCCTGAA